CAGCCGCCCATATCCGATGGACCTGCCAGATAATCGCCGCATAGCCTATAGCGCAGACCGTCCATTCCGGAGCCGGCAGCAGCCTGTCGAGTAGCCCCCGGCTGCATGCAATCTCGCTGTCGAGTCGCCACTGGACGGGCGGCCTCCGACGAATGCGGCTCCCAGGTGGCAGAAGAAATGTCGCCTCCCTCTGCACGCAGAACGAGGGCCGGCCGACGGAGCGAAGGAGCCCGTCGACTTCGATATATTTGGCTTTAGTCACCTCCAGCTGGTATTTGAGGCAGAGCGGGTCTGTGGCGAATGCGCTCTTCAAGTCTAGTATTTCACCGGCATAGGCTACATTCAGGTACAAGCACCGCGGACCAACGAACCCCCAGAGTATCTCCATCGCTGTGAAGGGGAGACACCTCCAATTCATCTATTATAGCCGCAGAATTAATCTGCGGGTATAATAATGCGCACCTGCGAGATGTCTGTATATCTGGCTTATGCTATGGCTGTGTACTGTCTCGGATCTGTCTACTACCTTTTCTCCACCCGCGCGTTGGGGACTCCGTTCCGTGACTCCTTGACAGCAAAGCAGTTAGCGATCAAGGCCAAGGCTGTCTCTGAGCGGAAGGGCATATTTATGCAAGGCCTCGCCGTCGCCACTCTAGTGATGGTGGCGACGCGCCCTTTTAGTGCGTGCGGCGGCTCAAAGTCGTGGTTTTGAGGTGGCATTATGCTCGAGGTCGCTGCCCTGGCCACCCAGATCTCGCCAAAGTGCGGACTGCACACGCTTAAGCCGGACTATTTTCTGTATCTCCGTAACCTCTATTCTTAGTGACCTCGCGTTTGCTTTCACTATAAACCGTCGGAATACCTTCAGCATTAGCCGGCCAACGGTATTGTTGATGACCTGGAATATCTTTATGATACCACCTGTGATGCCCATCACTTCCGCATAGCTGGGAGCATCTTTAGTCTTGTACAGCCAATAGTCGGAGAGGGCGCCTACGAGAACTGTGTTCGTTACTATTAGCACCCATACGAGTATCGTTTGGAACTTTTGCTTCACCCTCTCATCCACATCGTGTGTGGGAAGTCTGCTGGTGTCGATGAACAGGTCTTCGTAGTATAGAGGGCGCGTCGCTGCTCCATAGACAATAAACGGGAAGTTCCAGAAGACGACGAAACTGGCACAGGATACGACCAAAGGCAGATAGACAAAGTCCTGAAATTCTTCGTAGGCTGCAAGCCCCACGATAGCGACAAGCGGGAGAAAGAAACGTTTCTTTGGAGTGTTCCTCAGACATCTTCTCGAAGGCCACCACCATGCGACGCTCGTCATCTGTGAGAGCAAGCGTCGCTAGTTCTATATCTTGCACCCTAACACTCAGCGATGGCGGTAGTATGCGAGGATCTGGTAACCTCGCTGGAAACTGAATCGCATACCTCGGCCAGCAACAAACTCCCATGTCTTCGTCGAGTTGAGAAACCGCGGCCATGCGAAGGGTGCAATGCGTGAGAAGCTCATGCCATCGAAAGCGAAGGGGTATCTATTGCAGGTCAAATAGGCTGTGAAGTGCTGTTTCCGGTTGTCGCGAAGGACAACACTGTCAAGTTTGTATACCCTATTCTGCCCCCCGACGCTAACTGTGAAGTCTCGTGGCTTATGGACATATGCGGCTTTTTTCTCCGTAAGCTCAAGGAATAGGACATCGGCGGCTCGCCGGGATTTCTCGCGACGTTTCATCGCATCGATGGTGACATCAATGTAGGACCGCCAGACAAGGGGTCTTTTACCTGTCAGATATCCGGCGATGACTTCGTAGTAGTCCAACGGGTTCCAGGCCGTCCGCGTCTTTGGAATTCGGAGGGGGGCGTCCGCGACGCCTCGCAGCGCGCGATATACCTCCCTGATGACTGCATTGGTGTCCATGACTTCGGCAAGCCGAGTCGTGTCATCCTTGCCACGGAGAGATGCTTCCACGTACTTATTCAAAAGAAAGAGTGGTCTGCGCAACTCGGAAGCAACCCGCTCTCCGCCCGGCAGGACGCCGGTGATCATGGCTTCCCGCATATATTTGAAGAACTTGCGACCTTTGTCGCTGACGAAGAACGCCATAAAGAATGCATTGAACCAGCAGTTGGCCAGGTACTGTTTGGGTGCGATTATGTTTCTGCAGCGTGGTGGCTTTTTGGAATGAAGGTTCCTCAGCATTGCGCTCTTAGCCGCCCTTGTGTTCCACCCTACGCATTTGCGCTTCCCGCGGACGATAATTGAGATGTCGAACTGACCAGGGCAACGCAGAACGTCCGGGTCCGGAGAAGCGCTACGCGCGCTCCTGAGCATCAGGTTCACCGGGGGACTGAACGAGCGTGAGACGGTCCTTCCTAACGTCCGATCGGCAGGCGGTGTATGGTCCTTTATCCGCATATGGCGCATGTTTTTGCGCGCTACCTTCTTAATGCGTCGGAGTGTCCTATTAAGCCTCGCGTGGCGCCGTTTTCTTCTCGTGCGGCGGTCAGTTCGCCCCATCGGCTTGTCTTGTACTTACCCAGGAGAATTTAATATTTACAATTTGTATATGGACCAGACCGTAACTAGAGTTCCTACGGTGTCAGCGCGCCCCGCCCCTAGCATACGTAGCGTCGCGTCCGCCCCCACGACAGCAAGAACAGGTTCCTCCTGGGACTGGGAAACCATTATCAAGGTATTCTTGATCTTAGTGGTCCTGACTCTTCTAGGCCTCAACGTATTTACCTATTTAGCAAAAGGCACGGATTACTTCAGCCAGCTGCTGGGGAGTGTCACAAGGGTCCTTCCACAGGGGCTGCGTGACACGGTCACGCTTAGTGAGAAGGGGACCGAGCTGGGCCTTGAGGTTGCCGCCGGCACGGTGCAGGACGTAGGAGATGTGCTGGGGCGTGAACTCGACCTGCCTCGCGACAGACTGTGGAAGGGGCGTGAAGACGGCCTGCAGCGCGCGGTGGACCAGCGGAAGGTGCAGGCAGTAAACAAGTATCCTGAGTACGAGCCTGACACGACAGAGAGCAGGGTTCAGAGTCGGCCTAAAGAGGGATGGTGCTACATAGGCACGGATCGGGGGTTCCGGTCCTGCATTTCGGTCAAGGACAGTGATAAGTGTATGTCTGGCAAGATATTCCCTTCCAAGCGAATATGCATCAGCCCGTCTCTGAGGCCCTGAGTAAGCCGTGTGTTCATTTAATAAGTCGTTTAAATGAACATATAATTTATCCCGAAGGACCAACGCCGCCTGCCGGGAAGGAGTAAGGAGGAGCCACGGCAGCATCGGTAGGCCAGCTCGGAGCACCTGTCGCCGGCGCTTCGTCCTTTTGGAAGTACCATTGCAGAGCAAAATAGGGAGGAAAGGGCTTGCCTTTTGTGCCTGGTCTCGTGAGGCACGGTCCCGCTCTGACAATCTCCATAATCTCTAGGCCACTGAGCGCATAGTCATGATACCACAGGTCTGCGAGGGCGCCTGAGTAGCCGCCGTTCATATTGACGAACACATCGCCATAATTCTGCTTCGGCACATCTTTGAAAACGTGGCGGACTGCGATGCGGCCATTAACGTAGACATCAAGGATGTTGCCCTTCAGTCTGATGGCAACATTCACCCACTTGTGCAGGGGGATATCGTTCACTGTGAACTCCTCCAAGATGTTAGTGAAGGTATTCATGACAACAATTAGGGCGTTGCGGGTGGGATGGATGTAGAGTCCTGGCGCATTGTTGGGGTAAGCGGTCTTATCGGCGTTGAATTTGGAGGAGCCCTTGTGGAAAATGTGCTTGCGTTGCCCCCACTTGTAGTGGAGGTCGTCAATCATAAGCCAGACCGACCAGGTGAACTCGATGCCCTGGCGTTCGTTTTTCGATCTCAGGACCGGTATTGCGTGGCGAACGCCGGGGTCTTGAGGAATAATTTTGAGCTTCTTGGCATCCTTAAGGCACGTGATCAGCTTGGGGCTTTTTGTCGGTGCCATCATCCAGGTTATCGCTCCTGCGCCTAAACGGAGAAGATAGGTATAGACGATCACGACGAGCACCAGAAACACGAACTTTGCCACTAAAGAGTTGGAGGAAAGGAAAGCCTTCGACGAGCGATAGCCGCTCCCCATCCCTGTCTCGAAACCGCTAAATGTGCGCCCGAATTGAGATTTCAAGCCTGCGAAGAATCCTTGGTTACTCATACCTATATATTATAAGGAAGATTTTAGATTTCGAAGCTGTTAATTGTGCGGTTATCCTTCAGGAACGAGATCTTGACCCGGTATTTGTTGAACAGATCAGACCATGCCGAGCCCGAGCCCGGACCCTCGCGGTAGATGGCATAGGCTTCACGCGGATTCACGGATCTGCTGAAGTACTGGAAGTTTCCAGTATATCCCGCAAAGCCACCGTTGGGCGTGAGGTAGACGTCGGAACCCGTCCCCACCTTGGGCACCCCGGGCAGGACGCAAGTGCGCACAAGTTTGCCGTCAAGGTAGAGGTCGAGTGTCCTGTTATTTACGGTCATGATGACGTTGGCCCATGTCTGAAGGGGAACATTCTCTAAAGTACACGTGTGCACTCCTGTCTCGGCCCCCGAAACCTCTTTCCCCAGCGTGTTGTGCGACTCAGCGTAGGTTGCTAAAGTAACAATGACATTATTGAGAGTTGGATCCAGAGATACCTCCGGTGCCATCTGCATATCAGCGTCGAGCCTACCGAAAATGACCTTCGGCTCGCCGATGCGGACGTTCCAATTCGTGACGTAGATCCAGACAGAGAAAGTGTAATCGGACGTGGCCCCGCCCGGAAGCCGGTGGCCCGGCACCACCTTCATGGTCGTGGCGTCGTGGAGTCCGACCAGACGGTGGTTCCAGGAGTCCCCATAGGCCCAGAGCCATACAAGGTAAAGGACCAGAACTATGACAACCCAGACTATGATACTTTTCAGGTTCATAATATAATATTACCTTAGAAATTTATATATCTAAACATTGGGGAATTCTCTGTTTTTGAGGAGGTCATAGCTCGCCTCGATTCGCTGCTTGCTCAACGGCGAGGCAAAGTAGGATACGTTCGCTATTCCTCCACTGACGCCATCCTTAGCGCCCGCAGTCACCACGCCCGCCTGCATATAAGGTACAATATTTGGGGCCGAGAAGACGAGTTTCTTGTTGATAAAGATATCTAAAGTACCGGCCACATAGTTCACGACGACGTTATTCCACCGCTGCATAGGGAAGTCCTCCGTCTCAAAGACTGTCGTCTCTACGCGATCCTCGGTCATTGTCCTAAACTGGAGCTTCCGTTCCTTCAGGTTGTACAGAATATTCGGCTTGTCGGCGTAGTTCAGCAAAGACGTGAACTTGATGTTGGCCATGCGTGCACCCGGTGGCTGCTCGTGGATGAAAAACCAGGCCGAAATAGCATAACCATAGTTGTAATCGCCTATGTCTGCTTTGAGGTTCTCAAACGTCCCAATCTTAGTCTCTGTATCAGTATAAATGGCCTTGTCCAAGAGGATCTTTCCCTCGAATGCCCCCTTGTCCTCCTTGAGAGCTTCCTTAAGCTTCCTCTGGCGTGTCAGAAGCGCGTCTAGCTCGGACTGCCACTCCACTAGCAGTGGGCCGTTCGTCGTGACGTATGTAGCTGCAGCCTCTAGGGTAAGCTTCTTCCCGAACAGTGTGTTAAGAAGAGTTTTCTTCTGACTTGTCTTCTCGAAGCCTTCCTCCGTCAACGCATCATTCAGAACGCCACTGTTAGACGGCATATACAGTGACTGCGCGAGTATAGTCTTCCAGTTGACACCGGCTCCCTCCTTAACCTTCGCGATCTTCTTCTTAAGCTCTCTGATCGCGGCCTCGAGTCCACCGAACTGCTGCTTAGTCGTCAGCTTCTTTTTATCCCCCTCGAGTTGAAAGGTATAGAACTTCTTCATCAAGATCGGTATGACGATATACAAGGTTATAACAACAATCTCTGCAGCAAGGATGTAGTACACGTACCGTGGTGTCTCCTTGAATTGACGGTAGAGATACTCTAGGCCCACTGTTAGTCCACAGGGAACCAGAAAAATAAGCTGGTATAGGATCTTGAGGTATTTATTCCTAGCAAGCCAGCGTCGGACGGTTGGATTGTCTTCGGCAAAAGAGTAAAGTATGACTAGAAATCCCACAGTGATTAAGGTCATGACGATCGTTGCGAGCTTTGCTGATATCACGGAATTCTTTGCGACTAGGAAGGCGATCAGAGCCAGGAGCGCCAGGAGGAATGCAAAGATAATTGCTATCTTAAGCTCGAGTCCTGATCTCGCAAGCATCCATTTCGTTTTTCCCCATACCGAAGCGCCCTCCGGGTAAGGCACATCTCCTTTTCTGTTTGCCCTGAGCAGCACATTGAAGCTTCCTAGCGCGAGTATGATGCCCAAAATGATCCAAACAGCATTCGATGTGCGGGGCCATGTCTTGAATATCTTGGGCTCGAGAGCACCGAAAGAGAATCGATAGGACAAAACCATATAGGCTATAAAGAGGGCGATCACGAGAATGCGAAAAAAGTTAGAATAAGCAAATACAAAGGATCTGACCAGGATGCCCATGAATTTTGCTACAAGCCGCACCACCGTCGCTTTGAATCTTTCCCATTCGCCGGGACGATAATACTTCCACGCATAGTGAAGGGCCGCTCCAGCAGCGACCACGAGCGGTATATATAGGAGCGCAGCCAGGAAGCTACTGAGTGCGGCAGCAGCACGCGAAGCCATGTTATACTAAAATTATATTAAATTATTGGAGATTGTCTCGTGCTGTCTTTTCGCCGTGACAATTCCTACATAATGCGGCTAAATTGCTGATATGGTTCGTGCCGCCGAATTTGAGGCTAACTTGGTGGTCTACCTCGAAGGATGCAGGCAGCTGCTGATGGCAGTGTGCGCATTTCCAATCTTGCTGAGCAGCAACGTATTTCTTCTTAGTCTCGCTCACGGACCTCTTCGAGGAGGACCGGCCCGAGTTGAGCATGCGTTTTGTCTGTGGCGCCTGGGTGATGCTTCCTCCGAGAGGGTTTGGCCCAGCCCGACCATTGGTGAGGTCAAACAACGGCGTAATGAGATCTGCTGTGTTCTTGTCGACGGGCATGAAGCGTATGAGATGGTTTGCGTGGGCGAGCATGCCACGCGATTTGTCTGGGTGTCTCTTTATGAACAGATAGAGCGTGAGACCCATAAAAGCGTATGTTGCCATCTTGATGTACTTTTTCCCTACCTTCAGCATTTTGGTATACTTACCATCGTAGTACGTATTAACTATGAGAAAGGCAGTGATACCGAATATAGTGAGCTCGAGTTTCATATATAGTTAGCTCAGAACTTTTTATGCATATAAGCAGAGAGAGACAGGATTATAATAACGGCTGCGGCCTGTATATGCTTAGCCTTAATCTTGAGTTCTTCTTTCTTTTTTTCTGGCGGCGGTAGATATGCGGCACGGTAGTTCTCTAAATCCTCAGAGAGGTCTGTTTGGGGTAGCCCAACCTTCTCGTTGAGACGATTCTTCATGAAGTGTGTCCATTTAATGAACGAGGGGCGGGAGCTAAGGTAGGGCGCGACCGGGTAGTCGTCCAGGAGGCGGTAGTATTCGCCCCCCATAGGATTGTCGGGCAGAAACACGCCTAGGTTCTGCACGAGGTCGTAGTATTTGCGCATGGCGACGTCATTCGGGGCCTCTGGGTAGGATAGCGCGATTGTCTGCATAACGAAATGAAAATGTGGCAGCCACACCTTGTAGTCCAGT